AAGTCTATCCTAAAAATAAAAGAGATTGATTTTTAATCTTCGCTTAGTATAAAATAGGAAGTTTACACTATATACAAGGAGATTATTATGAACATTGATGAAATGAAGAGCGTTATTGTCTACTTAACAGACAAAGTAACCAAATTAGAACAAGAGAATATTGCATTATCAAATAAAAGAACATGTGAATGTGAACAAGAAGAAGAGGCATCAGTGCCTGTAGGGAACAACATTATTAGGTTATTTCCTTACACGGAGGCGTAAGCGAATACGGCGACGATTGCGTCTCTTTTTGGACCCTATTTTACGTCGCCCCTTATGCTTTTTCTTTTTTAGAACGGAGCTCATCTTTATCCTGATCTGACTGTTGGATCCTTGCTCTCCAATAATCTCTTTCTTTCTCTGTTAAATCTTCCCAGCGTGAGTGTTTAAACCCTGTCTTATCAACTTTGTATCTTAGGTTCTTTGCCCTTTTATCATACACAGTTGTTTCAGTCATGAAGTCCACTAATATTTTTTTCGTGTTTTTTCCATAAACGACGGCCCTCTTCTAAAGTTATTTCCCAATCAATGACATCAAACTCTTTTGTAGAACCGTCAGTATAATGAACTCGGACGCGATTAACTACGTCACCTGACTCTTGATTTTTTTCTTGAAATCTTACGACGCCACTAACTATTTTTTTTGTCATCCTTTACGTGGCCCTGAGGGGGCATATTTGTAAAGTAAATGGAACGCACATCTTTTATGGCGTGTTGTAGTTCGGCTTTCTCTCGTAATACTCTGTATAGTTCTTTGATATGTTCAGCGTGATCATGTTCTTTACTTGTGATGTACGCTGGTACACTTGTTAATAAAACCTCTTTAGCTTCTAACTCTGATAGATCTCCTATCATTTTATTTAAAACTGATATGTATAATGCTCTCTTTACGTTATCTTTATTCTGTTGTTCTTGCACTGTGGTCCTCTCCATTCTGTACGATTGGTTGATTACTTTCTTGTTCGTGTTCTTTGTCAATTAAATAATGTAAATAAGAACCCATAGACATATATTTCTTTTGTGCCATGGGCTTTGCCTTATTGTACACATCAATTTTTATAGCTACAGATTTATATTTAGTAACATCTGTCATTTCTTTCTCCTAAATATTATATCTTTTGTCATATAATAATAGGTATATATGGGAATTTATATGATAGTCAAGGATATAATTTAAATTCTAAACCGATAACCCACCCGACATTACCCTCGACTTCGTAAGCAGGAGCTATGAACCAATTATCTTTTTTAATTCTAATCATAGGTGCAAGACTTATTCCACTATATCCAGTTACCACTCCATATTCAAAAATAGAGTGTTTTTTACCTATATAAGCGCTAATATTACTTTCACTATTATAATAAACACCAGATATGGTGCTATTTACTGTGCAACGTGCGTGAGGATGAATAGAATTATATTGATTATCTAAACCAACGTGAATAGATAAAGCTAATAAAATTGATAAACAGTTCAAAAAACCTAAGTATCCTGTTTATATAAAATATCCTCTAAACTTGCGGCTTGAACACAATTAAATGATAGGCTGACATATCCTTCTAAGTCCGTGAGGTCCTCTTGAACCCATTGATAATATTCATTACATTCTTCGTAGTCAGGGTGAGTAACTTCAGACGCTACTCTTAAACATTTTTGATCCATACCCGTGCCTACACACATCCAACCAATTAAAAAATATTTTAGCATTTACTCCTTTTCAATATACTCGAATTCTACTTTCAACCTTATCTGTTCCTTGGTCCGTTGTCTAACAATCTTTGAGCCTGGTCGCCAACTTTTTGTCCTGCGTGATGTTGTCTTAACATCTATCAACCTAACCTCACCAGTTTCGTGGTGAACTAATACCATATCAATGGGGCCCGAACTAGATACGTTTTTAAATACCTCATAGCCTTGCTCTAAGAATTTAATTATGGCTTTGTACTCGCTAATATCACCAATTACCCTTTTTTCATTTCTCCCCATGATGATCCTATGTCCATGTCTACTTTTAAAGGCACCTTTAATTGCACTGTATTTTCCATGGCTTCTTTTATTTTTTGAGCTTGTTCTTCAGATTCAATAGAACAATTTAGTTCATCGTGAACTTGTATGTGAGATACTACTCCTTGTTCATACAAATCCACCATAGCTTTTTTAGTCATATCTGCACTCGACCCTTGTATCAATCTATTTAAAGCTTTGTAAGTCCATGCACGTTTTAAGTCACGTCCATATTCTTTCTCTGCCTGCCATAATGGCAGTGGTTTATGTATACCAAACGCTTTTGGTTCCCATGTATCAAATCTACATTTACGACCTAATAGTGTTCTAAGAAAGCCTACATTTTCTGCTTTACGGGTTGCCTGTTCCATTAACTGTTTTACAAAAGGAACGTTAGCGTGGAACTGCGTGAACAAATCTTCTGTTTCGTCTTTATCTAATCCAAGCTCACTTGCGAGCTTACCTTTACCCATACCATACATCATACCTAAATTAATTGTTTTCGCGGTGCTTCTATCAATACCAGCCATATCAGCTACTGCTTGATGAAAGTCTGGGTCCTCGTGTTTATAAGACTCAATAACTTCATCTGCACCTTTTAATCCACCGCCAGTCAATGCAGCGAAGTGAACTAACACTCTTGGCTCTTGCTGACTGTAATCAAAGCTACCCCACTTACATTTATCATCAGGAACAAAGATAGACCTGATCATTGGTCCGATATCCTTGTTTCTTGCTGGAATCTGCTGGAGATTAGGATTACTGTAACTAAATCTTCCTGTGACTGTGCCACCACTCTCACTACGCATTTGATGTATATCTGCGTGTATACGACCTCTGTGTTCATGTGTAAGTATCGTATCAATAAAAGTTGTTCTAGCTTTATTAAACTCTCTAGCCTGAACTATCATCTGTGCTAGAGGATGTTTGTGAGTTGTTAAAAAATTTTTATCAAACTTAGGTTGACCTGACTTTGGAGTTCTTTCATATCTAATATTTAATTTATCAAAAGCTTTCGCCACGCTGACGGCGGCCCATATATCCACGTCAACTCCTGTGTCTTGTTTAACTTTGAAGAGAAGATCTTTTTCTTTTTTATTTAAATCAACTTTAATGTGGTTTGCTTTTTGTAAATCAACGCGAACACCATTAGACTTCATATCTAACAAACAAGGAAAGAGCCGTGTTTCGAGATCAAAGATGCTAGACAACTCTTGCTTTATTAATTCTACTTTGAAGTGTTGCCATAATCTTAGCGTGAGATCAGCGTCTTGTTCTGCATAAGGACCCACATACATTGGCGGTAACTTATACATTTCACTCTTAGCATCAATACCCCACTCTCTTGCAGCTTCATATAACAAAGCTTCTGACTTTGTATCTTTTAAATAATCTTTACCTAATTCATTAAGAGAGTATCTAAATCTATTTTCATCTATTAGCGGAGCAGCTATCAACGTATCAATAATCTTACCCTTAACTTCTATGCCCCACCAGCGAAGCCACCCTACGTCATAAGAAGCGTTGTGAAATATCTTATCGCAAGGAAGCTCCATAATTTTTTTAACCTGACGTTTAACAATCTTTTCGTCAAAGTTACCACTACCCTCATGACGTATTGGAAAATAACCTTTCCAACCCTCAACGGCGATGGCAACGCCAGCAATAAAACCGTCACCCCTAGGCCAGCCTGGCCCTATAGTCTTTATGTTAGGATCACAAGTTTCTAAGTCTATCGCTATCTCTGTAGCCTCTGATAAGTTCGGCACCTTCTCTGGTGGAGTCCACTCGCTAGGTGGCTGAAACAGAGGCATTTGAGCCATTAGTCCTCTTTTTGTATTTCAGCAGCAATAGCGGCATAGCCTGCGATATCTATGTACGAATCAGGCGTAGCTTTATATTTAATTCTAGCCACTTTCATCAATAACATACACATAGCAACGTCATGAGCTGAAATATCCTTTCCTAAATAAGAACTCCATAAAGCCGCAATATTACAATGAGTAACTGTCTTATCACCGTAATCATGTGCTCTGGGCCCTGATACTAATCTAATTGCTTCTTCCAAACATTTTTCACTATTCATCTTCTTTCTCCTTTAGTTGTTGTAAGTCTAATCGTAATTGTTCTAAATCTTTCTTTAAAACTTTTACGGCTTTATCTAAGTCGTCACGTCGAAGCTTTGTGCCCTCTGCTCTGACTTTAGAAATCTGTTTAATAGTTATATCCAGTTGCTTTATCACAACGTTTACAAATGACATTAAAAAACCTCCGAAAATTCTCTGTCAGATTGAGACCTGACAATGTTTAATATATTTCTAGCGCGTGTCATTCCCACATAGAATACTCGTCGCTCTGAATCTCTGTGTCTCCAATACTCATCATCTGCTTTACGAGATAAGTCTGTTAACAACATAACATTATCTGACTCTCCACCTTTTGATCCGTGTATTGTCGATAACTTGATCCGTGGTTCGTGTCTTATGTTTTCACCACGACGCAAAACTGCTCTGACATAAATAGACTTAGATGGCGGTATGTTTTTCAAAGCTTTAAACCACGGCAAGTCTTTATCAACTTTTAATCCGTAATCTTTTTTCAAAGTTTCATAATTATATAATTTTTCTTTGTCAGCCTTTTTCATACCTTTATGTTCTACTTCGACACCTTCTCCTGTCTTTATGTAAGCATAGCAGCTTTTCACTTCTTTTATACTTATTTCTTTACCCTTACGTAAGTCCTCCCATGCTATGATAGCCTCATGTATTCTTTTATTAATAGAAGTTTTATCACCTCTTTTGTAATAGTATCCATATATTCTAAGATCCTCTTCTAACTTATCTAAACGATATCTATCTCTAGCCAATATAAGCCATTGACCTTCTTTCATCTTTTGTAATTGTTCTATCGGATGTATGTTTACTTCACCGTGATCATCTCTTGATGTCCATTCTTTTTCTACCCTATCAGATATTCTTGTAATTAATTTATTAGCATGACGGTGAATTAGCTTAGATAGTCTATATGATCTATTTAAAACTGTTCTCTCGCCCTCCATATTAATTAAATATTCTGGTCTTGCTCCAGCCCAACGATAGATCGCCTGATCATCATCACCAGCAACGTAGACTCGCTTACTATTTTCTATTATTCTCTCTACCATTTTCCATTGCAGCCAACTTAAATCTTGTGCTTCATCTATTATTACCACGTCGAAATTAGGTATCGTATCGTAATGTTTTTTATTAAACTCTACTATCAGATCTGTCAAATCAAACTTGTTTCTTTCTGTTTTGTATTGCTGTAAAGCCTGATCTATGTATTTTAATTTTAACCAACCACCTTCTAAATGACCCACAATGGGATCATTAAAAAAGTTTTCTGTGGTAAGTCCTCTAACTTTTGCACCGTCAATGACTTTCATAAATACATCATCAGGAAAACCAGCACCATATGTTTCGGTGTTCTTGTTCGGATTACTTAGATTAATTTGTAATTTATCTGACACAACTCTGTAATCATCATCACTCATGATGTTCTCTTCTTTTAGGTGCAACTCTCTATACGCTAAACTATGTAGTGTTCTAAAGTTCATAAAATCTTTTGTGCTATAATTTAATTGAGATATAGCTCTTGATAAAGCCTCATCAGCAGCCTGATTTGTAAACGCTAAGTATGCTATCTTGTTTGGTGATACTTTATTCTCTCGTAATTCTTTTTCGACAATGTGAAGTAAGTGTGTAGTCTTACCTGTCCCTGGTGGTCCGAATATTATATTTCTCAAAACGGAGCCTCTTCTCTCATGTCAGGTGTTTTAAATTCTTCATCATTCTTCTTTTGCCATGGCAGATACCACAGATAAGTGGTTTTGTTTTTTACTTTACGTCTTATATCTCCACCACCTAATTTATTTCTAATATGCGCAGTCATTTCTGTGGCACTAAAATCTTTAAAATCATTTTTCTTTAGAAACTTTTGTAACCAATCTGACCTGAAGAAAGCGGTCATTTTTTGAATCTTAACTTCTTTTTCTACTCCATTCTCTTTAATTATATCAACATATTCTTTATCTTCAAACAAAGCCTTACCCATTTCTATTTCATCTATGTGTTCTGCCTCACCTTGATCCTCCAAGAACCTTTCTAATAAATTTTCAAATCGACCAGTCTTTGTTATTTCATGAGGCATTTGTATTACCTCAACAACTTGTAATAAGGATTGTATTCTATTATCCCAATCTTGTGGGCGCATAATGTTAGGTAATATGTTTATCTCATTCAAACATGCTTTTCTAAATCTATGTTGATCATATAATTGTTCTGTCGATAGTTTTAATCTTCTACCGTCTATGTTTAGAAACCAAGTAGACTCATCGCTTTCAAACTTTGTTAAGTCACTAACCTGATGTTGAAAAGAGTTTCCTATGCCATATTGTTTTGCTCTACATTGTATTGGTGAACACACAGAACACATTGGCTGATCTTTACATTTATATTGATAATCTTTTTTTTCATGTTGGTTGATTGTCTTTTGAACTTGTGATGAACTGAGAGGTCTTTCCATATACTTGTGATTAAACTCATCAACTTTGTCTTGCCATTGTTCAGGCCATTTTCTTTTAGCATAAACCGCATACTGATACAAAGTGTTATCTCTACCACCCTCAGGTATACCTTGTGACATCAATGTAGCTATACAAGGTGGACCGTCATCTAAATCATTTATTTGTTTTTCTACTTTTGGTTTGAAATCTTTTAAGTATTGTAATCCAACACAATGCTTCTCATACAAAAGAAAAAACTCATCAAGAGTTACTGCTTGACCGTCATTATCAAATGCGTGTCGCATACTATCATCGCCGCCATGATAAGGTAGATTTAAAAAATTACCTGTGTCCCCTCTGTCCGCTCTTATCTCTATCTGTTTTGGAAACACCTCACAGTTTGCATAACCTATTAATCCTGACCACTCTATTAACTTATCTCTAATAATTTTTGCTTGAGTT